CTGACTCTGATACTTTCCAACCCTGTGTAAAGTTATAAAGTGTCTTCATAAGCTCTTTCGGTACTGAATTTACCTTAACACCATCAATATACTCTACTGTTCTGTTCACGCCGTTACCTGCTGACTGAACATCCCATCTCTTCTGAATAGATGCAATGCTCTTAAGGGCTGCCTTAACCTCGTGCGTAACATAGAGAACTCTTCCTGCAAGAGGTACTCTTGCGTTATCCATATTAAGCATAAACTGGTCGAACTCGGCTAAAATAGCGTCACCATCAAGCTTACCTGAAACCTCAAGTGAGTTTGTGCTGGCTTTCTTGCCCTCATAACCCTCTGATGAAATTGACGTTGTATATCTCTCATAGAGCTTTGATACAAGGTAAGCATCCATCTCAGGGAACTTCTGAAACTCATTGAAAGTCTTTGTGATATTAGTGATTGTCGTAACGACATTAGTTTCATTAATATCTCTTGGATGTACGAGTGTACTCCACTTCCTCTGATTTTCAAGTGTCTTGGTCTCCCAAGAGTTATCATAGTTTCTCGCTGCCTGTGCGATTGTGTCCCTATCGGCATTGACCCTACCAGTCGTTGTCATTCTAGGAATCTGGATAGTCTTCTCATCTACCCATCTGTAATTGCCTTGGCTTGTCTGACCCCACAAATCACCGAAATAAAGTGAATAAGGGAACGCATTTGCTAATGCTCTCTGATAAGCCTCTGCATAGTTAAGTGCTGTTGGATTTGATACTCCTGCTCCTGCTGGCATAATTTTTTCCTCCTAATATAATTTCTTTATTATCTAACACCTGCAAAGTTGAAGTTAAATACGTCTGCTTCTGGACTTGGTGGTGTTGGTGGTGTTGGCTGAACAAAAGTCGGTGCTGGCTTTGGTTCAGGCGTTGGTTCTGGTGTTGGTGTTTCAACTACAAACGCATCTGAGTTCTTCTCACGATACATATTAGCGAAATCATCTGCACCTAAAATTGCTTTATCCTGCATTGTAAGGTTTGCTGAAATCATTTCATTGATGAAATCTCTCTTAGCCGCATTACTTGAAAACTTCTGTGTAGCCGCATAGTCCTTAACTGCATACTCGTAATTCATAGAAGCTATTCGCTTATCATAATTAGTTTTTGCCGTTTTGTACTCGCCTTGCAAAGCTGTAAGCTGTTGTGTTAAATCAGCTATCTTTGTGTCGTTGTCTTTGCTTCCATCATTGAGCTGTGTCTGAAGGTTTTTAATATCGGTATCCCTAGTTTTAATCTGTCCATTCAACTCTGAAATAGTGGTATCTCTGGTTTGAACTTTTTCGACTTCATCATCAAACTTAGCTTTCGATACATAGTTACCAGTTGACAAATCCGCCAACTTATAACCCTTTGCATTAACAGCTTCTGAAAACTGTTCCCAAGTGAGTGCTCCTGCTTCAAAAAGAGCTTTCAAAAATTCCATAATTCGTTCCTCCTAACATTCTGTATGGTTTAATTTATATATCCGTATCCCCATCTACGGAGAATGTCATACCTTTATATGTTGGTATGAAAACAAATGGGGAAGAGTGCCGACCAATGTACGGATTTCAATTCCGCCTTCTATCGCACACTCTCCACATATTCCCATGTGCAATGAACAAAGACTTTCGTCTTCATAAACATTATATATCAATTAATCTAATTTGTAAAGTATTTATTTATTATTTTTACCTTCATTATTTGTTGTTACTTTGCTGTCGTTTGCTTTTTGCCTCTTATCGTGCTCTGCTTGCGCATCTGACTTGCTCTGCGATTTCTTGTCATCATTGGTTGAATTGTCGGTTGTGTATTTAGACATCAAATCTTGTTGAGCCTCCATATTTGCCAACTTTTCATCATCAATATCTTTGATAGCTTTCTCAGCTTGCACCCGAGTTTCACCCATCCACTTCATACGATATTCAATTCTGCTAAGTAAGCTTGCATTGATGTCTAATAAGTCAACCTGACGCTCTGCGTCTTTATCTACTATAATAGAGTCATCCCAAGAGTATGCAACTTCATAATCCCCTTTAGGTACAATCTGGTACAAATCGCAGTATTTATCAATAACACCTACAACTGTTTCTAAGCAATCTTGCAACGCTTTCTGAATATCACAGTTAGCCGCATAACTTCTTTGCTTCAAAATTTTCAACTCTGTTGCGGTTCGTGCGTCTGCATAAGTTACCTCTGATAATGTACCTCTTGACAATGCACACACATCTTCAATTCTCATAAGTATTGTATTCAGCCCATTAATGATACTGGTATCTCTGAGTGTTGGGCTAAATATCTCATAAGTATCATCTGTACCTAAATCAAGATTTCTTCTATAAAGACGGTCTTGAAGTTTCGGTAAAACAGCAGGTCCCTCTTTACCTTTTGCGTCCTTTGTCGGTATAAGTGCCGTTCTGTCAACATCAATAGCAAGCTGTCCACCATCAAATTCCCACTTAAGGTTTGAATACTGTTCATCTGCGTCTTGGATAAGTTTTTCAGCTCTCGCAAAACCACTTACACCCAAAGGTGAAGTTAAATCAATACAGTTTGCTTCGGGCATTTTGAAATAACCAAACAGCATTGTATCTATGTTATCAATGGTAACACTTTCTGAAATATTAGCCCAAGATGGTACAGATGAAAGTGGTATTCTTTCACCTAATTCTGAAGCTAATGCACCTACTGGTGTCACGTTTGTTTTAACATCTGTCTTAAACGCAAAATTTTTTACTGTAAGCTGAGTACCTTGTAATGAATGATATTCAAGCTTTCTGAAAATAGCGTCTTTTGTTGTTATTGTATCTATGAAAGCCGCTTCTGTAATGGTATCATCATCTGCAAATGCAAGTGGGTAAAAATTTGTAGCTTTCGTGAAGTTAAATTTTATTGCATATTTTCCCTCAGGTGCTGGCACAACATAAGGTTTAACAATGAGTGAACCTAATGCAATACCATACTCTAAGTTTCTTCTAACAAGTGGTACAAGCTTTTCAACTGTTTCTTTAATGAATTTAGCCCTCTCGCTTTCACCAGTGACTTTAATCTCCATCTCAATTGTAGCTGTTCTAGCTTTTTCACTCGCTATACTTGCGGCTAAACCTAATGAATGAATATTAGGGTCAGCAAGCCAAGGACTCTGGTTTTTATACATATCCTCCCAAAGTTCAATAGCGTTCTTCATTTCTGAAGAAACAACTGGTGTAATGTGCAGTGTGTTTTCAATAGTCTTTGAACCTATCATCTTATTCCATACTCCTTTCAATTTGTCAATGAGGAACATAGTAAAACCTCCTTTATTTATTAATTTCCTTTACGCTTATAGTAGCGTTCCAAGGCATATCTAACACTATCAATAGTATGATTATCTTTATCAGGATATACACTGATAATTTGATTGTTCTTGTCACGCTCATACTCATACCTTGTAAATTCTCTATAAGCATTTGGGCATCTACGCCTATCTATATAAATGTGACGTAAAGATTGAAGATATTTTATGCCATATCTTACAGAATCTGCACCTTTTTCTGCACCTCTCATAAAACATCCCCAAGCTCTAAAGTCAGCTATTGATTTTGGTTCGGCACTATCGGCGGTTATCAACTCATTCTTATCCATTAATGGAATTTCAATGAGTTCTGAATATTCTTGTCCGTTTTTCTCGTCAACAATCCAGTTTTTCCTATAAATACCGCCTGGCTTCTGATATAATTCCTCATACAAAACGCCGTTGACTTCGTGTGTCTGATAATGCTCACCATAGATATACAAATCTCGTCTGGTAACATCAAAGTGCATTTTAATAAACGCATTAGGGTCGTTCGCAAATCCCCAGTCCAAACCATTGTAAATACTGTCAAATGAGCTAATAAAGTCATTTGTCATAGTCAAATCTTCTACATTATCAAAGATATTTCCACCAGTACCGACAGGAATACCCATATACTCATTCTCATAAGCTCTCGGATTAACTTCCTGCAAGTATTCAGCTTCTTCTATAAACTGTTGACCTAGCCATTCAGTAGGAACATCTAAATAAGTAGTCCTGACAACAAGCGTATCTTCTTGCCTATGCTGTTCAGCTTGCTCTGTATACTCATTAGCCCAGTTATTTATTGATACTGGTGGGTTGAAAGACATAAAATTCCAAAACTTTTCCCCACCTCTCATTGTTGACTGTTGAGCTTTACGAATTTGTAGCTCTCCGTCAAACTGGTCTAACTCCTCCCACCAAGTAATTCCTATATAGCCGAATGGAAGCTTGATAGATTTAACTTTTCCAGGGTCGTCCATACCTAAAAACAGTATTTTCTGACCTGTTGATTTGTATATAATTTCAAGTGGATTAACGTGGCAAGTGAAATAATCTTGAAGACCTAAGTCCTGAATACCCCAAAGAACCTGTGCATACACGCTTGTTTTCAAAGTATTTCCAAATCTTCTGTAACAAACAGCGTGGCAATCTGGGTTAGTTATTAAAAGTAAAGGAACCATTCTACCACCTACAAAAGATGATTTAGTTGAGCCTCTACCCCCTGGGAAGATATAATGAGTGTGATGGTGTTCTAAAATATCATTAGCAACATCATCAAACTTCTCAATCCATAGTTTTGAAATATCTATATCAACTGAAAGCATTAAAAATTCCTCCTAACAATTATGTTATAACACAATGTTAAGAGGATTTCAATTACCTACACCTAAATTTTTGTCTGTAACATTTATTGGCTGTATAATGCTCATTCAATGCGTACTCATTTAAGTCTGCTTCTAAAGCTCTTTGGCTCCTCCCCTTTTCTAACCACGCTTTATACTCTAAATAGTCTGGGCAAGATGAATGGCAACCTATAAATCGTTTTTGACAATCTTTACATTTACAATTCATACAATAATAATATAATAAAACCACTGAAAAAATCAACTACAAAATATACTGAAATACTAAAATGATGTGGGTTCAGTAATAGGAAAATTTAGGAAAATGTAGATTTAAGATTTGCAGAGGTATTTAGCCCCTCTTAGCCCCGTAGAGAACCACCCCCCCTTTTTTTATTCAGGGAGATTCAGTAATAGGAAAAATACTAGCGTGTAGATTTTTGAAATTCTCAGGACTTCAATAATGCAGAAAAACCTAGCGTGTAGATTTGCTTTCCGCGAACCGCACGACGCAAAAAAGGGGTATACCGATAGTATACCCCATATAGTGGTAAAATTTACTATAGTGAAAAAATTTATTTGTGCGGTTTAATCAGTTGACTGAACCAAAACAAAAATATTATTACAAGTTTTAGTATAAAACACACACTCCCTTTCATAGTATACACAGGGAATAATAACTATTCCCTGTGTAATAGTTGATTAGCGTAAAGCGTTTAACGGCGCGATTGCCTTAAATATAGTAGCCAAATCAGCAGTATCATTGATTTCAACCGTATATGGTCGCTTCGGGTCGGGGTTGCGCAAATCAACAAATACTGTATTTGTGAGTACTTTGGCAACTGCATGTGCGCGCTCATAATCCGTCGGTGACATGAAAAATTTGTACTGCTTTACATGTACATGCAGTGATGAATTGTTATGAAAAATTCGATAATCGCGCGTAGTGTGTGACGTGCCGACACCGCAAGCCGTAGCAAGTGACATTACATCATCAAATTTTAACATTTTAGTCAAGTCGAAGCCGTCCATTGTAGTGACACGCTCGATTGTTTCAACTGGTGTTTCAACTGGTGTTTCAATGGCTTTTACTGCCTTTGCGCTCGTTTTTGTAGTAATTGCCTTTTTTGTGTTTGTTTTTGTTGTACTCATAATAAACTCCTTTCAGTGGTTCGTTTGCCACTTTTCAATTTAATTGATTTTTGGTTACTGGTTAAAGTAGTTATCTTTAACTTGTCTATATCTTACTACATCATATAGCAGTTGTCAACACTTATTTTTTAAATTTATACACATTTTGCATTTTTGTAAACCAAAAACCGCAAATGTAGTGTTTATGCACCTTTGCGGAGTTACTTCCATATATATGTATTTTTCGACTTTTTCATGCACAATTCAAATACAATTCACTTGCAAATAATGACGACTTGCAAGTGTAGTATTTAAGCGGCTTTGCGGTAATTTTGCGTTTTTATTTGTTCAATGGTAAAATATACCATAAAAGCAAAAAAGCCGTATATGGTCAAAATACGAGGTCACAAGGGCATATACTACGGATATAAGTAAATATACCACAATCCATTGTAGTAAATATATACACAATTTGTATATTTATATTCAATGAGTATTGCATACCAGTGTACTATTTAATATGTATGATTATGCAATTATAAATATACACACTCACCGTGCACACTCACATATAATATATATATCAATGGTATGCATACGCTTTATATGATTTCAATGAGTGTGGTATACTATTCAAGTAGTATAATCAGTGCAGTATAAGTATACTATTCAAGTAGTATGTATACAATTGTATAAGTATACCAAAATCGGCAGTATAATCAACTATACCAAAACCACGATTTTTAAATTTTTAAAATTCTTCTAATCTGTCTAGCCAGAGAGTCTTCGTTAGACCGATAGACGACCTCGTCAGACGGTCTTCGTTAGACGACCTGCTCGTTAGAGGGCTGGCTAGATAGACTTGATGAATATTCTCGTTAGACTATTAGCTGAAATTCGTTAGACCATTTCTATCTGTCTAAAATATCTACTATTTTATTTTGCAGTGTTGCATCTAGACTTTTCTTTCTGGCTAGTAGGGGTTTATGTCTGATATATACTTCTTTCTAGCTAGATAATATTTCTAGGTGCTTTTGTGCAATTTGACGAATGAATTTCTTTCTTGTCTGAAAATTTTGTATTTTCATATAGCGAAAAATAAGACTAATTTCTTCTCAGAAATTTTAGAAATCCGTCAACCTGCACGGCTACTGGTTTCTAGTCCTTTGTGCAAATTGACGGATTTCTTGTGAGATTTAGTTATCTTCTGAAATATTACCCTTTCTAGGTAGGATATTTATCTGGATTGTACCTATATTGTTCTGAATATTCTTCTGTTCTAGCTTCATTGGTAACTCTATCTGGTGTTTTGCAAGCTCATTAGCACTCTTAATTCTAGTGTCTAGCGATGCTTCTATTCCAAACTGGTCTAGTACCTCTCCACGCATTACAGAAGTGTAGAATTGCAGTATCTCTGTGGCAGAGGCTATTTTAGCATCCTCAATTTCTTGTAGCCGAAATTGGATTTCTTCTCTGACAAAGTCTCTATCCAGGAGGGCGCGTGCATACGCCTCCGGTCTCTTATTATTATACCCTGCTTCTCTTACTGCCTGACTTCCGTTTTTACACTTTACAAATGCTGATATAAAAGCATATTCTTGTGGTGTTAGTTTATGACCTGTATGTGTTTGATATGGTAATGTTGCTAAAGGTGTTGACATTCACTTTTCACTCTCCTTTCTTCCCGGAAATTTTAAATTTATTTTAAATAACTGCCTGCTTGCTCTTATATCCTGCGGCTATTACTGACTGGCTTGCGTTCTTGGTCTTAACATATTCATTTATAAAAGTATATTCTTTAGGGTTTAATAATTCATTATTATGTGTTCTATATGATAATTGTTTATTTGGAATTGACATTTACTCACTTCCTTTCTTCTATCCTCCCAGAATTCTAAAATTTTTATTTTACACATACGCGCTAGGTGCTTTCGTCTTATATCCTGCTTCCAAAACTGCTCTAGTTCCATTACCATCTACTAAATACTCTTGTATAAACTTTGTTTCTTTATCTGTTAATATTGTTGATTTTATTATATTTGTTTCAGGTATTAAAGTTGTTTGCATTATCTAATCACTTCCCTTCTTCTATCTTCCCGGAATCCGAAAAATTTATTTTGAGTATTATATGTCTAATACTCTGTTGTCTTTTATGGGTGATTTTATTTAGATTACAGTAAGCTAAAAATATAAGATTGTAATTTATAGCTACTTGTTTAATAACTATTATATTACAATCTTATAAATTAGTAAATACTTTTCTTTTTCTTCTATATCCCGGAATCCGAAAATTTTTATTTAGTCCTCATCATCTTCGTCTTCATCATCAATGAATTTAAAAGGACCTGCACATTTATAAACTGTTCCTTTCTTAGGCATATTATTTAATGCCTCTAACTTTCCAGGTTGATATAACCACTCGGTGAACTCTTTCAGCAAATCTTCATACTCGCTTTCAGAGTGTATTTCCTTTATTTTTAGTAATATATTAGCTGCTCCAAATATATTGTAATATAACCAGTTTGCATAGCTAGAAATATCATTACACCATCCTGTCATATAATACTCATTGTCGTAGACATCTCCATCATTGTACCATTTATATATTAGCTTGTTTAGTGCGGTTACTGCTTGTGTTGCTAATGTTTCACCCTCTCCCCAAACTGGTAAATACTTTTCATCCGTTTTTGCATACTGTCTATAATAACTCCACTCTACTGACATAATATTGTCCTCCTTTATTTATTCATCCATTTTGTAACTACTTCACAATGACCTATCTTTGCTTCATTTTCATCTGGATATCTGTAACAATCTAATTCGTCCCAACTAATGACTGTACCATAAGCATTGCATCTGAATACCATTGTTTCCCAGCCGTGGTCTGGTGTATAACAAGTATCAATGTAAAAATTGTGGTCTGGTTGTGGGCTAATAAGTTTTGTTGTTAAGTGCATATCTAATCCTCCTTATCAAGTATTGTAATGTCTGAGTCTATATAGTCACCAGTTTCTACATCATCTGAAACAAAGTCTGTTATTACATCAGTGCAATCATCAATAAGTTCCATAGGGTTCATTCCTGCGTCTAACAATGCTTCCACAATGCAACAGAACTCAGCTCGCACTTCGTTATAGTTACCTTCAATCGTTACATCAACACCCTTGCGTGCATTCTTTTCAACAATACTTTCTGCTTTAATCATAGTCTTATCCTCCTTATTTAACATCTATTATGTGCATATTTTCATCAAATGTTACTATCCATCTATCACCTTTTTTACAATCAGTACCATCTGAATAATAGAATGAATATGTGTTACCTTTGTACTGAACATATACTCTGTCTTCGGTTACGTCAGTCACTTTGCAAGATGCTTCTGTATAATATACATAGTGCAGACCGCCGTTTTCAGACGGTACTGCGTATGTGTAAGAATAGTTGGTAGACACACATTTGATGATTACAGCTAATGCGACTGGTATCAGAACTAACCAAGCTTTTCTCATATCTATTCCCCTTTACTCTATAACTTCTACATCATTAACACCAAGAAGAAGTGGTCTTGCGTTGTCAACCATCATATTCAGCATATCAAAAAACTTTTGCTTAAACTTTGAATCTGGTGTCATAACATAGTAATCATACATACCCTCGTCTAAAATATCTTCTAGTGCCTTGCTCTGATAACTTGAATGCACACCCAAGTATAATTCAGCATTAGTATTATTAAACCGATTGAGCAATCTTTCATTCAGAATGTCGTTACCATTAACATCATATCCATTTCCTGCAAACTGGTTTCTTGAGATTGGTTTTGTTACTTTTAAAATTTGCATAATTGTACCCTCCTGGATTTATGGTTTTTATTTTCAAGTAAATGTGTATCATTTACTATGATATGATTGTATCACAATATTTTGATGTTTTCAAGTGATTTTACTGAATTTGCCTGGGTTTGTTTTATTAAAGCTGAATATGCTTGTCTAGATATTTCAGAAAATCGCGGTCACTTTTATAGTACTCTTCCAAGACTAGTAACACTGTAGGGCTTTCCAAATCCCAAAGTGATGTGTGCATATAAGCTTCACAGAATAAATCGTGTGCTTTGGATACTGTAAGGTCTGGAAACAATGTATGTAAATAATCATCATTATCCCATATTTCCATAAATATATCGTGTACGCCAGCTAAATAATTATAGCCACCTTCAACTGCACGTCTTAAGAGCAAATTCTTAAAATACTTTGTAATCATTTCTTCATACATAATTCTAATCCTCCTTTAATAACTGACTTATCTCTATTTCATATAATCTTTTATCACGCGCCTCTTTTATTGCGTCGGTTAGGCTCAAATATGTCGCTCTCGAGCATCCAGCTCCATAATGATAATGTATCTGTAACCAAGTATTTACTTTTCTATAGGTTGAAAATACTTCATCAGTGGTTTTAGCTTTTGACAGATATATCACATATTTTGAACAAACTAAATCTTCATATTCACTCAATGGAAATCTACCTCCTTTAAACCATATTCAGTATATGGGGCTGATGGTTCATTGTTCAGCTCAAAGACTGCAATGATATAATCGTAGACTTCGTCCAGTGTATCATTTGGAAGCCACACTTTGATTGCCTCTAAAATTTCACTAGGTGAAAGACAATCACTGATTAACTTAAATTTTTCGTCTGTTGTCATAATAATTACCTCCTGAATTACTTTGTTTATTTTCAAGTAACTACTTGTTTACTATGATATTATTGTATCACAATATTTAACAGATTTCAAGTGCAAACAGTGAATTTGCCTGGGTTTGTTTTAACTTTTCTAAAACAGTAATGAGGCACTTGATTTAGGTTTAACTTGTTTAGGTTCTTGTTTAACTACTGGTTTTGGATATTTCAGATTTAGAAGTTGGTGCGCTTTATTTACAACCCATTCATCATCTAGAGGTAGAAATGCACCAGTGCTACCATCCCAGTCTGAAAAGATTTCATAGTATTCTGTATTTTTAGACTCTTCTAGGTATTTTTCTTGAAGTTCAACTAGCTCCTCAGACCATTTATTCCAGGTAGCATCATCTATAATATTTTGGTTTAGCTTATAATAGATGCAGCTATGAACCCATAGCTGCAATCTTCTTTGTTTGATTTTTTCAGATATTGTACTCATTAGTCTGTTGTCCTTATGAAATATGTAAGTTCGTCACCTTTGAGATTATCGAGTGCATATTCATCAGCCTTTTCCCAAAGTTCATTATACAGGTCAGCAAGCTTTTCATCTTTCTCGTACCACTCCCAAATCTTATGATTTAGAACCATCACTAAATCAGTAAGGTATCTATAATCATCTTTCCATTCATTAAATGCTCGATTGAAGGTATCTTTTACTGCACTGATACCAAACTTGTCTGCAATACTGAAATCAGACCAAAATGTTGTTGAGAATTCTTCTTCCATATTAGTCAACCATCTTTCTTGAAAAACCATTGTAATCCCAGCCATCAAAGCCGTGTTCTTTAGACCACTTGTCCATATCAATATTCATAAGTTCTAGAATATCTTTATCTGATAAGTGCTGTCTGGTGCGTATTTGCACCAGAAACACTCCTTTGTAAAATATATCCACCCTGTGATAATCTTCTCTTCTTGTCAGCATAACATCACCTTCTCACCATTCTTTAAATATACAATAAATCTGCAATGTGAATAGCAGAAATCTGCACGACCACCATCTTCCATATCTAATACCAGATACATATTGTTTTCATCGCGGCTAGCTTCGTCTGTATACTCGCCAAGTTTTATAGCTTGCTCACCACCGATTATAGACCAGTTACGAACATTCTCATAAACAACTTCCTTGAGTAATCTAGCTCCATCATACTTACTACCATCAAATAGAACAACTTTAACTTTCATAATCTTTTACCTCCTAGGTTTAATGTGTTTTATTTAGTAAATATCATTTACTATGATATTATTGTATCACAATGTTTTAATGTTTTCAAGTGAGATTACTGAACTTGTCTAGGTTACTTAAAGTATGCTTAAATAATCATCTATAATATCTTCAATTGCAATCTTCAAGGAAACTGATGTATGATTTGATACATAAATTTTAAAATCCTCTAAGTTTATAAAATTGCCGTTTACATCAGCTGAATTGCTCATAGCTTCATTCAACATATTAGTTAATCTAGTATTTCTAAGCTTTAATCTCTTGTTTTCATCACTCAAGGCTTGATTAACCTCTAATGTTCTTTTAAGAGTATCCCTTAATTCATCAATCTCATCCAACATAAAATTTGTCATAGCTATTAACCTCCTTACTCATTATAATATCTCTGATATTCTTCCAAAAACTGGATAAACTGATTATAATATTCTTCTGAAAAATTCTCTTTCATTTTAGATAAGAACTGGTTTATATCGTGAATACCTTCAGAGTTGTTGTTTATCCTAGCCCATAAGTCGTAGTTTTCGTTCTCCATTTCTGAATATGCACCATTCAAATCATCTAGCTGTCCATTTAAGAATTCAACTTTCTCTTCTAACTCTTTTACCTTTTCCTCTAATTCTGCTTTTAACATATTTAGACCTCCTCAGTTTTCAGTTTTAGTTTTTATGTATGTATCTTTATAATTTATTAAACAGCTCTTAACTTCTTCTACGCTATGTGCGCATCCAATTCCAAGTACACCTTGTTCAATTATATAAAAGTCATTAGGATTTTTATAATCAACCCATAACCTAAATATTTCTTCATCTTCATTGCTACTAGGTACATACAAGGTGCAATGTTTATTTTTATTTAGCTTAAGTTCATTCGGCACACCTAGATTATATGCGAACTGTTGAATCTCAAACATTTTAAGATACTCAATTTCGCGGTGTTTGGCATTTTTTACACACTCGCACTGATAGAACGCTTGAAATACATCTTCTAACGATACAGGTGCAGGGTTGCATAAATCGCGCCATTGAATTTTAAAAGTATCTTCTGAATGATTGTATATAGCCCACATTTCAGCGTCTTTTCGATTGGGATAATATATTGTACTGGTTATATAAACCTCACTTATTATAGCAGGACTATCTAAACTTGACCTATTAGCACCCGCCATCTTTTCAGTCTCAGCTACTGAAAACCATTCGTAGGGTACATCAGCACTCCACAACTTATGCAATAATAATCTAAGCTTTTCAGATTTTTTAAGCTCCATCTTAAACTCCTCCTTTAAAATTCACAATGAACTCTATGTTTCTTATAGATAATACCTCGTTTACCTTCACAAATATCAACGTATACATCTAATATCGGATAGACTTGTTCACCTTTACAATTTTCAAACACCTCTGTACTTTGAAATGTTCTTAGATATGTAATAGTGTTTTTTGTTTTAATGTGATATAAATGCTTATCTCCCCAAGGTGTAAATTCAACGTCGCCTATTTTTATATTATCTGAACTTTCCATCACTGTCATTAGCTTGTCTTGATGTTTCCACCAAGACTCTAAATCTTTTTCTAACTCAAATGAATATCGCATATTTAAACCTCCTCCTTAACTTCAATTTTATCAACCTGAGAAAACTTGAAGAAACTTGACATTTTCATCATCATAAAGCCATCTTTTTCCTCATCAGTTTCCTTATCCTTATGGCTTGCCGTCATTTTCCAGATTGGAAACTGTGCGATTGCTTTCTCGCCTTTGCGTACTTGATACCCTAAAGACTTCCAACTTGCATATGTATGTATTGGCTCAGGCATACCAAGTTCTTCTTCTACCTCTACGCCGTCACGTTCACGCTTAACCTTTACTGTTTCGTCTGTGCTTTCAATTATTCCCTGTTCCATCAGTTTGATAGACTCTAAAAATATAATCTGTGCGTTTGTCATAGTGATACCCTCCTATCTTGTACTCATTGCGAACACTGTATGATGTCCGTTCTCATCTAAAACAAAATCATACCCTGCAAGATTTAAACCATACTTTAAACCCTGATAGTAAGCTTCATTAACTGCTGTTCCTTGAAAACTGTCAATGATTGCATACTGCTCATCTAAAACTGACTCTGTGAGTTGTTTTTCTCTCTTATCCATTTCTTTCATAACGTTTTACCTCCTGGATTAATAGTTCGTTTTTAGTAATTGTTTACTATGGTTATATTGTAATACAACATTTATAAAAATGCAATAGTAATCATCAAATTTGCCTAGGTTTATTTTAAAATAATAAAGGAGGAGTGTTGGATGCAACAACACTCCTCGGAGGTAAAGAAAGACAAGATGGCAAGTTTGGTATCAGAACTTGCCTACAACCCTAGTTGGACTCGAACCAACGAATACAAGAATCAAACTCTCGTGCCTTACCGCTTGGCTATAGGGCTATAATTTTTGTTACGTTTTATATAATATTTCAATCCACGCTCATAACGAGCGACTTATAGATACTAAAATTTTATGTTTTATATAATGAAACATCATAAGTATCTAAAAAGGCGTTCCACTTTCTTTCAAACTCAGCCGCACCTTTCATCTGATTTGTTGGTGGTATTTCTTTACCCTCAACTAAATACCACAAGTTTCTTAGAAATAAAACTATCTGAATTTCACTGGCTGATGTGAATAGTTCCTTATGATTATAGTTTCCTTTCTGTGGATTATATACTGACTGTGTTATTTTATACATAGTTACTGGTCTATTTTGTTGGTCTGAGTAAAACTGTGACCTATTACATAATATCCTTAGACCACGTTGATTTAGAGCAAATTGAAGCTTGTGTATCATCTGACTATTACTTGCTGGCAATCAATATCACCTCCCGCTAAAATAATGTTCGCCGTATTTGAACATAGGAGTTCCAAATGAATGATAACGACTTGTTCTGAAATACATTATATCATAGTTTGTCTGATTAATCAATTCCTGCTCAATCACTTCCCAAGTTTCTTGTGATATTTCAACTTCGTGTATGCTACCATTAGACACACACTCAAACTGTTTAGGGTCATTTATGCACTCTGTAAAGGAACTGTATTCATAGTAATTCATTCTATTGAGTATGCAATCTAATACATACACTTTTCCCCAGAAACCTTGATTTCCTGCCTCTGCTTCAATACATTGGGCTACATACTCAATATCTTCTATCTCGTCATATATTGTGCTAGTGTTGGTTTGTTCGTTGATTATTATAGGTTCGTTTATTACTGGCATTTCAGGGTTACTCAATGTTAGACCAAATGCTAACAAGAAAATGCTAATACTACTCGTTATCACTATTCTGTGTTAGACCTTCCACTGAAAACAAACCATTGGCATTTTTAGAACTTTGCCACTTCTCCCAACATATTTTACCAAACCCTAGCTTCTTTGACTCTTCACTTTTAAGTTTTCTGCCACATCTTAAGCAAGTACCATATTCTTTGTTTAATTCCATTATTCTCCTTTCGTCTCTTGACCACCGCTGAGTTTTTATTTCATAAATGATAATTTATACACTTGAAACGAAAAACACCAGCGGCTGTCAAAATACGCACGAGGTTTTACATGATTTTGCACAGAACATACTTTGTTGCGTAGCT